TGTTCAAAGGCAAGATGGTTCCTCTGGACCTTCCTATGGAATACGTCGAAGAGATCACGGAAGAAGCCGAATACAAAGGAAGAGAAGTCAAGCTTAACTATCCTATGAGAGGCGGAACGAAGAAATACCAGGTATACGTCAGGAATCCTAAGACCGGAAAAGTGAAGAAGATCGCGTTCGGCGACGTGCATGGCGGCCTGACTGCCAAAGTAAGCGATCCAGCCGCTAGGAAGAACTTCGCTTCTAGACATAAGTGCTCTACGAAGAAAGACAAGACGAAGGCTGGATACTGGGCGTGCAGGATAAACAAATACGGACATCTCTGGGGCGGAAAGACATATCCTGGATATTGGTAGAATTATGATGCTTCCTTTTCAAGAGACCAAAATAGGCGACAATGTATTCGTCAGAGAGTTTTCTCAGGATACCGATTCTGGCGAGCTTATGTGGCATCGCGACCGCGAGGATCGAATAGTCGAGCCTATCGGAGACACCGACTGGATGGTGCAGCTAGACAACGAGCTGCCTAAGAAGATAGAAGGAAAGGTATTCATACCGATGGGCGTTTCAAAATATCTATATCGATATCTAATTCTGTCCAGAACGAGGGCCATCAGGGTGCCGATACTTCCTGGACAAGCGCTTCGGGAAAGACTATAACGCTCGTAGAGGTATGTGATTATCTCGACGAAAATTCCGTTCCGACTATAGAAATAGATCCCTCTTCTGTCGAGGACCTTTTGATAAAGACCGAAAGAGATCCTGAAAGAGTCGCCGAGGCCGATCTGTCTTTTCCTATAATAGTAGCGGAATCGAATGGCGAATATATCAGCATACTCGATGGGCAGCACAGAGTGGTCAAATGCCTTCAGGCCGGAATTCCGAGAATAAAGGCGCGCGTACTGAATCTGGATGACGCTCCGGAAGAATACAGAAAGATGTTTATTAGATAGAGAAAGCCGCTTTTAAGCGGCTTTTCTGTTCTATTCTCCTTTTGATCTGTAGTTCTCGTTGTATATCCTTATTATCTCGTCGTATTCGTTTATAACGCCGCTTTTGAAAGGCTCGCTGTCGTATTTCTGCCTCATTATATACTCTTTGATATACGTCTCGTATTCGAGCTTTATGGATATGTCCATAGACTCTTCGTCTATCTCTACCGCTTCGGCCACCAGGTCTTCTCCGTCTTCTCCTTTCTGCATGATGTCGTCGATATATTCTACGGAGGCGAAGTTTCCCTTCTCCAGCATCATCTCGAGCTTCCTCCTTAGCTTCCTGTTGCTTATGAGAAGGCTGTTCGATATGGCGAGGTCTATGTAGTCCTTAGTGTCTTTGAGATCGTCTAGCTTGTCTATGTCTTCTTCCGCGGTTACTCTGAACTTCCTGAATACCGGAGAGTAGTCGTTCTTGTGGAATCCTACCTTTCCTGTGTTGAGGTCCAGTATCGTGATTCCTTTCTGGTCTCCCGTGTCGTTTCGGTCCATCTGGTACAGAGATCCTATGAACCTGAAGTTCTTGTTCTGCTGCGTGATGTGTATGTGTCCTGAGAACACGTCTTTGTAGCCGCCGAACTGCTCTACTTCTATCTTGTCTGGGTTCCTGTGCGCCACGGAGTTGAGATGCATTCGGCATCCGTTCAGGTCTGAGTGGCAGAACAGGTAGTCTCCTGTATTCTCCTTTATCTCCTTTATCATGTCGAGCCTCTTCTCTACCCAAGGCATCAGCACGAGCTTCTGTCCGTCGTTGACTTCGAGAACGGTCGTATTTTCGTATACCTTGATGTTCTTGTTCATGTATCCGAAGAGCCTTACCGAGTTGACATCGTTGGTTCCTTTGTTCCAGAGGTCGTGGTTTCCGACCATGATGTGTATAGGAAGTATGTCGGATATGTCTTTGAGTATCTTCTCTACTTTGTTTATGATTATGATAGGAAGGCTTGTCCTGTTGTCGAACAGGTCGCCTAGATGTATCATTATGTCGCCTGGCTTGGCGTTCTCTTTTAGGTATGGAATGACGTAGTTGTAGAATGTCGATTCCATCATGTTCATCCATTTGTCTAAGCTGTTGAGATAGATGCCGAAATGGGTATCGGTTATCATGAATACTTTCATCTGAAAGCCATTGTTTTTTGTAGTTTTTATATGGATTTTGGCCTTATAAGTTTTCTGCGAAAAAAAATAGAAAAAATATGCTTTTTGAATCTAATATATACTCTAAGGTCTATCATGAAAAAACAGAAGACAAAAAAATATTAATATATATACTATAATTGCTAGGCGATTACGTAAAAAATAAACAAAAAATATGCCATTACCACATTATACCCAGATTTCGAATGTTGGTTCTCCAGGTGGACCTGGAACGCTTCCTGATGAAGTAGTATACACTAACCTCTTCGAGGTGACGTTCATTCTTCCTGTCATACTTCAGGCGCAGAAGAGAGACCCGCTTCTTCTTTTGGAGAATGCCACTAAGATAAGTTTGAACAACCTTACTGAGCATGACATGCAAGAAAAGCAACAGAGGTTCAAATACTCTACTAGGGTATTCTATACCACTCCTAACAAGACGCATGGTACGATTCAGATTCCTTTCCAGGTGAACGTCAACAACAACGGATCTATGGAAGTTTGGAACACTCTGAAGGCGTGGTACGACTTGATGTTCAACTCTCAAAACGGATCGCTTCACTACAAGAGTGATTTGATAGGTACGATCATAGTCAACCAGCATGACAAGAAAGGTGTGGTATTGAGAAGGGTAACCTTCCAGAACTGCCAGCTATTCAAGCTGCAAGGTTACGATCTTGATTGGGGATCTAACTCGATCGTAGAGACCGTCAACGCTGACTTCGCATATGACTACTTCATAGACGAGTACATCGATTCTGGATTCTCTATCAATCCTCCGCTTATATCAGGATACTAATATATCGATAATAGAAAAGAGCCGAATTATTCGGCTCTTTTTTTTATTTCTATAAAAGAAAAATCCCGCTTTTGCGGGATTTTTTGTTAGAATTTTGGCATGCTTGGTGCAGATATGCCGCCCATGTTTCTCATCATAGAACCTGTATCTGGCATTCCTTTCTGTTGCGATTCTTCGTCTTTCTTCCTTTGCTTGTCTTCTTCTTCTATCACTTCGTTGACTATCTTTATATTCTCTTCGAACATCCAGAACGGCCATTCGTCCATAGAAGCTTCCTGAGTGTGGAAGTGCTTCTGTAGCATAAGCTTATTCTTTAATATATGCTTCAAAGGCATCATGAATAACGAAAATACCTGAGGCTCCGTTGGGAAATTGCATATCTGTGCGGACCTCCTCACCGCACGTGCATGTTTTCTTCAGTTCTTTTATTCCGAAAGTCATCTTTCCTACTGCCGCGTTCAGGAACTGGAAAGATATGTCGTCCATTCCTTCGAATTCGGAAAGCTTTGCCTTGATTCCTTCGTATGTTATCGAGGTCCTTCCGTTTAGCATGAAAGGAATTATCTTCAAGAAGGCAAGATTTGGATTCCTCTTCTCGTTGTTTTCCTTCATGATGTATTCGGTGAATGCTTTCTGCAGGCCTATATTAGGAGGAGTAAGCTCGAAGCTTTTCCCGTTGACCGTCTTGAAGTGGTATGATCCTGTATTCCTGTTGTAGAACTTCGCCAGCTTTTCGTCGATCTTGTGGAATTCGAAGTTTGCTCTGGTCAGCTCTATAGTTGTTTCCGTGCCGCATGTGCATTTCGCGTTTATAGAAAGCGCGTTTCCTTGCTGGAACGTAAGCTCTCTTATAAGGAACACCAAGAACAGCCTGTCTTGGTCTTTTATGTCCAGATATGAGCCTATCTTTCCGTCCGAGTATTTGACCCTGACGCAAGACTGCAGCATGTCGTTCATCTTCTCTACGATGTCATAGAAGTTCTGGTCGTCTACCATCGAGTATGATTGTATCTCTCTTACTTGGGCCGGCCTTACCATGAAGAGCGTCCCTGCAGGATAGAACTCGCCGCATGGAAGCTCTCTGATGTCGAAGTTGAAATACTGAAGGTCTGTTACCCTCGTGTTTTCGACTGTGGTCTTTTGCGGTATGTCTGTATTCATGGCTTGGGAGGCTTTAGGTGCATCCAGGTCCTGTAGATGCCTTTTCAGGTAGTCCTCTTCGCTCATTTCGTGTTCGTTTGACATGTTGTTTCTTATTTTTTGGATATATATTACATATATCTTCTTTCCTTATATTTCGCCGACATGTCAAAGTTTTTCCTCATGAAAACAAAAAAGCCTCGAAATTCGAGGCTTTTTATTTTGGTTATCAGTATTCTTATGCGAATCCACCTGCTGCGATGGCTCCTGTTCTTAGGATGGTCACGTTGTTCACGATTACTCCCATTCCTTTGATAGGCTCTACGTAAGTGTCGAGAACTCCGATTTGGTTGTCGATGATCTCTGGAGTGTTGTTTTCTTCGTCCATTTTGTTGAAGTAGTTATACAATCCGTTTTTGCTTACATAAGTCTCGCAGATGACGTCTGCCCTAAGCTTGATTTCTGCTCTGATGTCTGCTGTGTTGTATCTCCATTGGAAGTCAAGAAGCATTCTCGAAAGCTCTCTTTCTAGCTCGATCAGAACTTCTCTTACGTGGATGTAAGAAAGCGCTGATTTGTAGAGCGTCTGTGCAGTGTTTTCTGTCTCTATGACGTTTCCTCTGTTTCTCTTGAACACGATAGGGTTCATCTGTGCTTGGTTCAGCCATTCGATGTCTGATGGCGTGAAGTCTTGCTCGATTCCCGAAATGTTCGTTATCCTACCGTTGGTTACACCAGCCGCGATAGTCCAAGGAGTGATAGATCCTACGTTTGATATATGTTTTCTCATATACGTAGTAGCTACGTGAGATGCTGGCGGCATGTCAAGCGGCCTTCCGTTGTCGTTGACAGTCAGATAAGGCATGAAGTATCCTGTGCAGGTAGTTCCGGCTCCGTCTCCGAATGAGTATAGGAACGCTGGTCCGCTTTCAGGATCTCCTCCTTTTGCGATGAACTCTGCTTGAAGTACTCCTTCTGCGTTGACGAAAGTTGGAGAGCTTGAATTCTTGAATGACTTCATAGAAGGCATGTTGATGAATCCGAATGCGTCTAGCCTGTCTCCGCATATGTCCACTAGTTGCTGCTTAGATCTCTCTGTAAGTCCAAGTCCGAATGAGTCGATCAGGTATCTGAAGTCGATCGCTTCTTTGTTGGTAAGCGCCTTGAATATCGGCGTTCCTTTAGATACGAGGTTGAGTATGGCGTTTTGCCTAGCTTCTGTTCCGTCAGGAAGAGACGCTTCTCTAACTCTGAATCCTTTGAGTGATATAGCTTTGTATGTAGTCGCGTAGTTGTCTACTGTTTTGTATCTTGTAGTCTGGAGGTCTCCGCTGAAGCTTACTTTCTTTATAGCAGCGTCGCAAGAAATCTCTACCAAATCTGGATTTCCGGCATATTGCCTTTTTCCTACGATTCTTGTCAGCTTTCTAGGATATTCTCCTATTCTCAGCGTCGCTGTGTTGTCTGCTTCTAGGAAGTCTCCAACCTTCACCTCTGTATATCTAGCGCCATTTACCAGAACCTTGTTAGGTATCTGAGTGTATCCTGTAGGCACTTCTATTTCTAGAGTCTGTTTGTAGTTTGTTATCGCAGAGTTCACCTTGAAAGTTCCTGCAGTGTTTGTATTTACTGCTTCGAATCCTGTGAAGGTCTCGTCCATGAAGTGTGTAGTCAGCTTTCCTTCCGCGTCTATGAACAGCTTCAGATAATGCTTGGTGTTGATGAAGTTCATTATCGACACGTCTTGAACTCTTTCGTATACGGTTTCTTCGTTGACTTTATATACGTAGTTCCACAATCCTGCCGTTCCCATAACTGGCGCGTAGTTCTCGTCTGATACTATCGTGAAGGTTCCTGTGTTTAGGTTAGCTCCTTCTATAGAAATCACGTCGTATACTGCAAGCTCTGGATCAGATGTCATATTGAACGCGATGAAGTCGTATCCTGCATATGATGATGTAGCGCCTAGATTTAGTCCTGCGGTAAGTCCGAATACTGAAAGCGCGCTTTCTCCGTCGAAGAAGTATACGTCTTTTATGTATTCTTCGCCTTCTACATATGGAAGGTCGTTAGCCTTCTCCAGTATGTCTTGAGGAACTTTGTTCGCGAAGAAGTAGTCCCCTGTGTTTATAGATCCGTCGAAGTATCTTGTGTAGAATTTAGAATATTTCGCTACTACTCCATATTCCGCCTCGTCTGCAACTTCGTTTTTAGTAACTACGCCTTTTGCGCCGATTATGAATTCGTTGTCTACGGTATAGAATACCAAGAATCCTTTTATGACGTCAGCTATTACAGATGCGTCCAGTCCTGTGTTAAGAACGAAGGATTTGTCCTGAGTGGAAGAAGTAACGATGTTTGTTATTGTCATTCCGTCCATGCTTCTCTTTTCTTGAGATGCGGCGCTTATCAGCATCGCCATCTTTCCTCTGTTAGGGCTGTCTATTAGGTCGACGAGCCTGTTGAACATCTTGAACCTTCTGTATTGCTTGTAGTTTTTCACGCTCGGCGATGAGTCTGTATCCGTGAATGATACTTTTATAGATCCGCCGCCTAGGTTCTCTACATAGTAGTCTGCTCCAGAAGCCGTTCCGAATACGTAGTTGACATATCCGTTTGCATCTATGCTTACTGGGACTACTGCAGGAGATCCTACGATTTGTTGGTTCTGAACTCCGAATTTGATGTATCCCAATACTATGTCAGATGCCGCAACTGATGGAGAGTTCGCGTTCGTGCTGTTCACGACTTTGAAGTTTCCAGTAGAGTCTAGCACGAATGCGGACGAGAATGTTGCCAGCGTTGCGCTGTAAGGATAGTTGGTCGCAGGTATGACCAGCGAAGGAGCGGTTGCGGTTATGATAACCTGTTTGTCCCCTACTACGCTGAACGCTTCCAGGTCGGTGTCGATCATCTGGTAGTTAACTGTTATCGAGCTTGTAGTCGATACTGCCGATCCGTTTTGTTCAATGTTGTATACGTATCCTTCTGCGAAGTATGGGGTCCTGTTGTTTCCGTTCTGAACCCATCCTTTTGTCTTAGGCGTCTTGAAAGCGTGAGTTATTCCTGATGATTGGTAGCTCCATAGAGAAGGATATATCGATCCTGTTCCGCCCAATAGCGCGGTAACGTTTCCTGGCAAATCCAGAGGAGTCGCGGTCATTTCTATCTTCTCGCTTATCTTCTCTTGGTATGACAAGAACTCTATGTCGGTCTCGTTCTTTCCTGCGATCGTGTGTCCGATTAGGTCGAGCTTTCCGTTGAAGAAGTCTGTCTCTACAAGGTCGTTGTTGAAGGCGCAGAATATTCCTGTCCTGTCTGTGTCCCTGTTTATAACCGTCTCGATGAATATATTTCTTCCGTTTGAATCTCTAAAATATGGAATCAAAGAAAGCCCCTCGTAGTATGAAAGAAGAGTGACGTTCCTGTCGTTGGCAAATTCTCTGACCTTTTCTTTCCTTAGGCCGGTCGCGTTGAAATACGCGCTCCACCTAGCGTCTACTGCCAGGTCTTTGTAGTTGGACCAGTCTCCTCCTACTACCACTACGTCTACCATATAGTCAGAAGCGTAGTCGTTGGCGCTTACGTATGTAGGCATCTTCTCTACAGATCCGTACCACTCGATTAGAGTCCTGTCGAATCCTGCCATCGCAGACTTGAATATGAATACTGTCGCATATCTGTCTGAAAGGTTTGTCAAGCTGAATGCCCTCTCGGAATATCCGGTGTTGTTCTTAGTGAGGTTTATGAATGCCTCAGTATCTCTCTTCCAGAATCCGGTGGTGTCGAAGAACCTCCTATAAGGCCCTTCTCTCTCTATATCGTTGATGTAGTCAGCAGATGTAGATAGGGATTTATATTCTATAACGTCTAGGTTGTCGTCGGTCAGCAATAGGTTTATTGCGAAAACTGGCGCTGTTTCCAACATTTTAGAAACGGTCCTGTGGAAGAAGGATCCCTTCCTCTCAAGTCCTCTATCCAATTGACCGAATATAGCCTCTAGGTCGGTAGTGTTGGTGACTCTTATAGGCGTGTTAACTGGTCCTTTCTTAGACACACCCAATACCAAGTTGGTAAGCCCTTCTACAACCGGAGTACTGATAACGGAGTTATCGTATTCTTCTAGGAATATTCCTGGTCTTTTGTATTTTCCAATTTGAATTGCCATATTTTTTGTTTTAATTTTTTATAGTTAAAGTATATATAAAATGTAAAAAACGATATTTTTCTATTTTTGGACCTTGATCAGATTTTCGGAAAAATCTTTTCTCATCTTATCGACCATGTCCTTGTTCTTCTTGAAGGCGTCTTCTATTTCTTTTTTGAGCTTGACGAGCTCGGCGCTTTTGGAAGACTGCTTTGCCTTTATGTCCGCGATAGTGGTGTTTTTGGCATCTATATAGCTCTGCTTCACTCCCGACTTGACTAGTCCTTTCAGGTCTTCTCCGTTGGCGTATAGGTCGTCTCTGTATTTCGCAAGCTCGATCTGGACCTTCTGGACCTTCGCGCTGAGCGACATCGCGGTCGCGTATGTAGAGACAAGAGGATTTTCTGGATACTTCGCGGATATCTCCTCTATCTTCTTGTTGATGTCGGGATTGTCTTTGAATTTGGCGAACGTCGAGTCTATTTCCGACTTTATGGCCGGAAATTCCTTCAGGTTCTTTTCTACGTCGTTGACCATTTCTTTGGCCAGCTTCTTTTCCGGCTCGTCTGTCGCGCTCGTCTCAATCGCCTCGAATGCTGCGAACCTACTTAGGTATTTCATTTTTATCTCTCTACTTTTGTCAGGCCTGGCGTCAATATGTTCTTGGCGCCGGCTCCCGCTATCCTCTTCGCGTTCTCCGCGAGCTTTTGTAGAGCGGATTCTGGAACCTGATATACTTCTTTGGTCTTTTCGTCGCAGAGCCAGTACGCGTCGGATACCGTTATTTCTATATCTCTTGGATCTTTGTTCTTGTCGATGCAAGTGATGGTCATCTTTCCCTGCTTCATCAGCTTTTCTTTGATGTCTTTCTTCTTGTCGACTCTCAGAAAAAGTATATCTCTCACGCTGCTCGTATTCAGCTTCAGCTGTCCGTCTTTCAGGGTCTTCTTAGGCCCGTCTATTCCGTCCATATATCTCTTGAATGCCGTGAAGCTTGACGATAGGTGCATGTAGCAGATTTCGGAATCGATGCTGGTTATGAAGAAAGACCAGTTGACGGTGACGCCTTCTTTGTTCTTTCCTCTTACCGTGAAGAAGGTCCTTGGCCTTATCTCTGCGTTGTCCTTCTTGGCCATGCTCAGTTCCAGAGCTCCTTCCATCGCGGCCGCCGCAGCTGCGCCTGTCTCTTCTCCTTCTGTCTTCGTTGCGGCGCCGTTGTTGTTTAGCGCTGTCTGCGCCGCGTCGTCTGGGTTTCCGAAGTATTTGTCGAAAAGCTTCGCTTGCGCTCCTTTTCCTTCTTTTCCTCCGCCTTCTCCATATAGAGAGTCTCCGTCTAGAAG